TACTTCAGAAGTGTGAGGCGATGGCTTTAGACTACGATCCAGAGAACGGCTTTTATCTTGCATTCTCCGGTGGAAAAGATAGTCAAGTCCTGTACCATCTTGCAAAGATGGCAGGTGTGAGGTTTAAGGCTCATATGAACTTAACTTCCGTCGATCCTCCGGATGTTATTCGCTTTGTGAAGCAGTACTATCCAGATGTTGAATTAATAAAGCCCAAAATGAGTATTTATGATATAGCTTTAAAAAAGCACATAATTCCAACAAGAACAATGCGTTGGTGTTGTGCTGAATTTAAAGAAATGTCTGGAGCAGGTAAGGTTACCTTGATAGGTATTCGCAAGGCAGAAAGTGTAAGACGTTCCAAGCGTGAAGAGATTGAAATAAGCAACCATAAATTCAGCGGGAACTTCGACCAATTTTCTGAGCATAAAGAAAAGATGGTTACATGCGTCAATGGAAAAGATAAAATTCTTGTCTCGCCTATTCTTTACTGGACTGAACGTGAAGTTTGGCAATTTCTTAACTCGAATAATATACCACACTGCAAATTATATGATGAAGGATATAAACGTATTGGATGTATTCTTTGTCCAATGTCTAACTATAAGCAGAAGCTAAAAGACTCTCAGCGTTTTCCTCATGTCCGTAGAAAGTGGATACAGACTATTCAAAAACTGATTGATGCAGGGTATATCACCCGTAACTTCACCGATGCAGAGTTCGGCTTCAACTGGTGGATCAGCGATAAAGGATTCGATCAGTATTATGCGGACGAAGTGCTGCAGCAGAAGATAGAGTTTAACGTATAACAAATCAAATGAAGCATTATCACGAAAAAGAAATACCTATAGAGGAAGACTTTAACCCGTGGGATGAGAAAGAAAGAGCAGTATAACTAATTACTATAAAGATATGAACACTTTTAAAAGTAAAGCAAGATGTCCTAAATGTGGCTGTACTAATCTTATTTTGATGGAAATAAGTATTGCGTCTACAACTTTTGTTCAATCGGTTGGATATGTGGCTAAAGATTCATCCTACAATGAAGTAGGAAATATAATCAGACTTGAAGGCAAATGTAATAGATGTAATCATGGCTGGATTTTTAGAAATGCGATTCAAATAACAGACGTGTTAGAACACCCAGAGAAATTTTAATCAAAACTATAAAAATATAAATATGCAGAATAATAGAGATAAGAAACGTAAATTGTCAGTAGAGGAAGGTAAACCGGATACTACTAAAAATACAGGAAACCTTGATGAGATTATTGCCCGACAACGGGAAAGAGAAAAGAATCTCTATCCCGTCCGGGTGTCAGGTACAACAGTGATCTATGTCACAAAGAGTAAAGCTACCCGGCAGTATGCGGAAGAGTATAAACGTGATAAATTGATGAGGCTTAAACAATGAAGAAGAAAAGAATTTCAATTCGATTTGATGACCGTACATTAATGCTATTAGAAGAATTGTCCAATAAAACAAGTGTCAAAGTATCTGTAGTAGTCCGTTCATTAGTGATGAAAGGGCTTAACGATATTGTGGACGATGCAGGAAATTTAAAACTTGATGAGAAACCGATATAAGAATAGTAAGCATTATCCGGTTATTGCTGGAAGCATAGCCCGCAATTATAATAAACTACGGGCCTTATGTTTCCGGCAGGTAACTGGGTATTTTGATTCCCGTAGCCATGAAGATATTTTTCAGGACACAGTTCTGTACGTTATTCAAGATGAAGAATCCTTGAAATGTACTACTGATGAAGACCTGATAAGACATTTCCTTCATCGCTACCGGATGATAGAGTTTCAGACAATACGAGATGCCCAACAACTAAAGAAAATACCCTATGCCGACTATATACAAGCCAAAGAAGATACAACCGAAAGACAATAACCAATACAATACTGAACGACGGAAGATATACAATTCTGAACGCTGGCGCCGGTTGCGTGCGTGGAAATTTGCATGTAATCCACTGTGCGAACTATGCTTGAAAGAAAATAAAACAGTACCGGCTGAAGACATTCACCATATCATTTCCTTTATGAGCACGGATGATCCCCAGCAACGGTTATTCCTTGCCTATGATTATGACAACCTGATGAGTCTTTGTAAGCAATGCCATCAAAAGATACACAACAAATTATAAACTATCCAGGTGTTCCCTGAAATCCCGGTTCAATTCATACGTCAGGAAATAATAAAAGAATGTTGCCCGCATAGGTTTGGACAGTTCACGTTTGCCAGACATGATAAGGCTCAAAGAAGAACGATCAATAGCTAATTGCTTTATTAGATCATTCCTCTTTATGCCAAACTCCTGCATCTTACTTTCTATCCACTCAACCGTAATATCATCTACATTCAAAGAATATGCCACCGGGATAATCTTTGCATCCGGATACAGTTCTTTCCCCCGTTCAATGAGTTGCTTTTGGTTCAGTATATACCCGTTTATCAGTCTCGCCTGAGTGACTTTTACCGTACCGTCTTCCAATGGTTCAATATCTATTCCCATTCTTCTGTAACCATTAATAAATTCTTTTTCCATACTTTTTCTATTTTAGGAAAGAAAGAAAAAGCAAGGGGCGAACCCCTTACTTAATTCTAATCTCTTTTACGTTTGTCATATCGTAGATTGCAAGTTGATTGTTTTCCCTTGCGAACTCTATCGCCTTGTCAATCTCCGAGTTTTTAAAGACTTTTACGCTATCGAAGTAGTAACGTTCGCTTTCGGTGTCGAACCATCCGCCAACCGTTTTACTATGTTCTAAAGCATGATTAATAACTCCGTTTAAACTCTCTTTTCCGAAACTGTTTTGCGTTTCTTGATACGCTACTGAAATTCCGTACTTAACAGGTTTCATTGTCTCAATGTTAAGAGTAAAACCATCGGGATTGATTAGTGAGTATTCCCAAACTCCATCGATTAATTGTTTCATAATGTCAAATGATTTAAAGCCCCTTGCTTTAACTGTCACAAAGATAATGTATTAATTTGCTTTACGCAAACTTTTTAACGGATATTATTTGCTTTACGCAAACAAATAGGGAAATCCCTATATTGCCTATCCCGTGGAACAAAGTGTTAAAATTCCGTGGAACATCAGGGAGGGGATAGGGGTATTTTTTTTCAGGGTTTCGACTTCCGAAACCTCGCCCCACCCTTCTTTACACACACGGCACTTTTTCAAATTTTGAATTTGTTAATTTATTAACACTGTTTCTGTCCGACAAAAAAATGGTTAGTCAGAAAAATCTAATCAATATGGTAAAGTTTAATATGCCCGATGGATTATCGGATGAAACGCAAAAATTTATGCGGGATGTAGTCAAGGAACTAAATAAAAGAAAGATTATACAAAGCATTGATCTGGGAGCACTCCGAATGCTCGCTACCAGTTACGAGATGTACTTACAGGCTACGGATATTTTGCTTGCTGATGGCCCTGTTGTTATGATTAAATATGAAAGGGCTGCCAATCCCGCACAGAATATTGCTACTAAAAATTATGCCCAAGTCATGAAGATCATGACAGAATATGGCCTGACCATTAAAAGCCGGGGAAATATCAAGGAAATGAAATCAGATAAGGAAGAAGAATCTCCATTGGACAAGTTTATCAAAAAGGCTCCGGGAAAAAAGAGATGAAAGGCTATTATCAATATGCTGCTGATGTACGCGACGGTAAAGTGGTAGTAGGTGAATTCATTAAGCTGGCCGTAGAACGTTTCTATTCCTTATTTGACCGTGATGATATCGAATTCCGTGAAGAATGTGCAGATTACGCTATTGAATTTATTGCCTTACTCCGCCATTATACGGGACGCCATGCCGGTATGTCTTTCGAATTATTACCATGGCAGAAGTTTGTAGTGGCTAGCATTTACGGATTCTATAAAAAAGATGAGGATGGGACCTGGTGTCGACTAATTTCATTTGTGTACATAGAGATGGCCCGCAAAAATGGCAAGTCCGCTTTTGCTGCTGCTCTTTGTCTTTATCATCTTATTGCTGACGGTGAATCCGCGGCCGAAGTATATTTGGCCGCCAACTCCAAAGACCAGGCTAAGGTCAGTTTCAAGATGTGTCGCAACTTTGTCTCCGGACTTGATCCAAAGCATAAATATCTGGACTCATTTCGTGACCAGATCAATTTCGATAAGACTCTATCTTTTTTGAAAGTTCTGGCAGCTGATTCATCCAAACTGGACGGTCCGAACCCTTCCATGTTCTTGCTTGACGAGTATCATGCCGCAAAGAATTCAGGTCTAAAGGATGTATTACAATCCGGGCAGGGTATGCGGGACGATCCAATGGGGGTTATAATTACTACAGCAGGCTTCGATAAGTTAGGACCATGTTATCAGTTCAGGGACATGTGTACAGAAATTCTAAGAGGCCTAAAAGAAGACGATACCATATTCGCATTGATATACTCGCTGGATGAAGGGGATGACTGGAAAGATGAAAAGAACTGGGCCAAAAGCAACCCGAACCTTGGAGTAACGGTCAAGGCAAAGTATCTGCGTGAACAGGTGCGTAAAGCTATGAATTCGCCATCCGAAGAGGTCGGCATCAAAACCAAGAACATCAATATGTGGTGCGATGCCGAGACGGTTTGGATACCTGAACACTATATTTTGAACTCGTCTGCCAACATTGATTTTGATGATTTCATAAACAAGGACTGTTACATGGGTATTGACTTATCAAGTACCAGTGACTTAACCTGCGCTGCATTCATGTTCCCAACTGAAGAAAAGTATTATTTCAAGGTTAAATACTACCTGCCGGAAGTCGCGCTTCAGGAGAAGCGTTTCAAGGAACTTTATGGGGAATGGCGCAGGCAGGGATTGATAACAATCACTCCGGGAAACGTGACTGACTATGACTATATCCTCAATGACATTATGGATATCCGGGATAAGGTTTATATCCAAAAGATTGCTTACGATAGCTGGAATGCCACCCAATTTACCATCAATGCTGAGGAAAAGGGTTTGCCTATGGAACCTTTTAGCCAGGCTCTTGGGAATTTCAACCGGCCTACCAAAGAGATGGAGCGTCTTCTGCTTTCCGGGAAAGCCGTGATAGATAATAATGTGATAAACCGGCATTGCTTCCGCAATGTAGTAATGGCCAGGGACAGAAACGGCAACACCAAGCCATCTAAGCAGTTTGAAGAAAAGAAGATAGATGGTGTGATCGGTATGCTGGAAGCATTGGGTGGATATCTGACATCACCACGCTACGGAGAATTTTATTAAAATGTCCGACACTTTTTTGGTTGGTGTAGAAAAGTGTGATATGAACATATTCGGATACAATTTTGAAATAAGAAAAGCTTCAAAACAGGAAACATCCCGTATTCCTGCGTGGAGCTACTCCGGTGGCCACGCTCCCTTGCTGAGTCGTAGCAAACCTATGCTGTTGTCAACAGTTTACCGCTGTGTAGACCTCATATCTGATAGTGTGGCGGTGCTTCCACTTAAGACTTATGAACTTGACAGGGATGGATTCAAACGGGAATATAAGGAACATCCGGCTTATCAAGTACTGGACTTGGAACCTAATGAAGATATGACAAGGTTTGTGTTCTTCAAGACACTTATGGCTTCTGTTTTATTAACAGGAAATGGATATGCATATATTGAGAGAGATAGTAAATTGGCCGTTTCTCAACTTATTTATATGCCGACATCCCATGTCTCTGTAGTCTGGGTTACTGACGGCAAAGGCATTATGCGAAAACGCTATCAGATTACGGGGTTTAAAGAGCTTGTCGAACCGAGAGATATGATCCATGTTCTCAATTTCTCATACGATGGCATTATAGGTGTTTCCACTCTTACCCATGCCCGACAGACTCTTAATATCGCCACGAGTTCGGAAGAACACGCTGTGGGATTTTTCAAGAATGGGGGAATGTCCGGAGTCCTGACAGTCGAAGGCGCCCGTCTCGATAAAACTCAAAAGGATCAGATATACCAAACCTGGGAGGAACGAATCATTAACCACCCCAATGGTATTGCAGTGCTGGAAGCTAATATGAAATACCAGCCTATTACTATTAATCCCAAGGACGCCCAGCTGCTTGAGTCAAGGCAGTTCAATGTAGTTGATCTTTGCCGCTTTTTTTCTGTATCTCCAGTGAAAGCATTCGACCTGAGTAAATCAAGTTATTCTACTGTTGAGGCTACGCAGCTCCAATATCTGACGGATACCGCATTGGCCGTGATAACAAAGATTGAGCAGGAAATCAACAGAAAAGTATTCTTACCGGCAGAGCGAGGCAGGGTACTTGCTGAATTCGATACGTCTGCCATTCTACGTACGGATAAGAGTGCACAGGCTGCCTATTGGAGGGATTTGTCTGTCATCGGTGCGGCAACGCCGAACGAGGTACGTCGTGAAAACAATCTTCCAAAAATTGAAAATGGTGACAAGGCATTCGTACAGGTGAATGTGCAGACCTTAGATAACGCAGTTAAAGAAAATCTTGCAAAAAATGAAGAAAATCCAAAAGTGTCCGACAAATCTGTGGTTAGTGAGTAAAAGCTAAGATTATGGACGAAAAAAGAGAAATCAGAAACACGGCTTTTCAGGTGCAAGTAACCGGAGAAGAAGAGGAAAAACGGACCGTAGAGGGCTATGCCTTACTGTTTGGGGTATCTTCTGACGGTTTGTCCTTTGAGGAGGTGATTGACCGAGGAGCTTTAGATGGAGTCATTGAAAAAAGTGATGTGTTTGCATTACTGAATCATAACCAAAACCGGGGAGTACTTGCCCGGTGTACAAATGGAAACGGATCACTGGCGTTATCAGTCGATAGCAAAGGACTTAAGTATCGTTTTGAGGCACCTAAGACAGCACTTGGAGATGAACTGCTGGAAAATATCCGCCGGGGAGAGATTAGCGAGAGTTCTTTCTGCTTTGATGTGGAGAAAGACACTTGGGAAAAGAAAAGTGATGGTGTATGGAAACGGACAATCTCTAAGATAGGGAATCTATACGACATTGCTCCTGTGTACAATGCCGCATATAGTAAGACTTCGGTGTATATGCGTGGTAAGGAACAGGCTGAGGAAGAATTTGCCCGTCAAAACAACGAAAATTTGGAAGAGTATTACTCAAATATTGAAAAATCATTAAACATTTAAATGTTATGGCTAAAGAAAAAAGTATCACAGAGTTGAAGGATGAGAAGAAACAGCTTTCCACTCGTTCAAAAACGATTCTTGAAACTGCTAAAGGAGAAAAACGCCTGTTAACAACTGAGGAAAATGAAGAATTGGGAGCTAACCAGGTACGTATGGCAGAAATCAATCTTGAGATTGAGGAACACGAAGACATGAATCGCCGGCAAGGCCGTCGACACCAGCCGCAAGGAGGCAAATTCTCATTGCGTCGTGCTATTGCCAACATGGTGGACGGAAACCAGCAGAATGATGTGGATGCCGGTGTTATCGATGTGGCTACTACACTGCATAACCAGTCAGGTGCCCAGATGGCCGATAAACGTAGTATCGTAGTGCCGGTAAACATGGAAAACCGTGCAGCATTTACTGCTGCAACGGAAGCTGCTACAGGTGTTATTATTGACGAGGAACAACAGGAAATGTTGTTGCCGTTACAATCGGCACTGGTCCTGGCGCGTGCCGGTGCACGTTTCATGACTGGTCTGCAAGGCAACATTTACTGGCCGTCATTCTCCGGTGCGAATGTATTTTGGGAAGATGAAAACGCAGAAGCTAAGGATGGCGCCGGGAAATTCTCTAAAGGTAATGTGTTCAAACCACTACGATTGACTGCTTATGTCGACATTTCCAAACAGTTACTTGTGCAGGAGAATGCTTCTGTAGAAGCATATATCCGTCAGGCTATCGCTGTAGCCATCGCGCAGAAGATAGAGCAGACTGCTTTCAGCAAGAATACCGGTGTGGATAATACGCCTGACGGTATGTTCCACACCCTTGATGCAAATATCAAAGGTGATATGACATGGGCACAGATCGTTGCGATGGAAACTAACGCGGATACTCGGAATGCATTGTTCGGTAGCTTGTCTTACATTCTGCACCCGTCACTTGTTGGTAAGGCAAAAACGAAAGTTAAAGATGCATCCGGTGCCGGAGGCTTTATCTTTACAGGTAATGGCGATGGTCAATTGAATGGTTACAAAGCGCTGCGGACAAACAACCTGCCGAAAGAGCTTGGTGAAGGTGCTGATGAATTCGGTATTGTTTTTGGCAACTGGGCAGACTATTTCTTGGGACAGTGGGGCGGCATTGAATTGCTTGTAGATCCGTATACCCAAGCTCTGAATGGGACGGTAAGACTGATTACCAATTCTTACTGGAATATGGGATTCATCCGTAAGGAATCATTCTCTATTGCGTCTTTGAAGTAGTATGGCATACGTCGACTTAGAGTTGGTAAAGAAGCACTTGAATTTAGAATCATCCTTTACGGAGGATGATTCTTACCTTGAGTCTTTGATAGAGGCAGGTGAAGAGAATATTGCAAAGGATTTGTGCGTGACAATTGAAGAACTTGAAACTATAGGTGGCGGCTCTAAAATCCCCGCACCTCTCCGGCACGCTATTCTGCTTACAATCGGCACTTATTATAGCAACAGGGAAAGCGTATCCAGCGTCAGACTTCAGGAGCTTCCTCGGGGAGTTAAATATCTGACATCACTTTATCGAAACTTTAGCCTATGAGAGCCGGATTACTGAAAGAGACTTTGATTTTTGAGGCGTTGACAAAAGAGAAGACGCCATCAGGAGCCATTAGCAAGGAATACAAAGAAGTATTCAGGTGTAGGGCTTACCGAAAGAAACAGTCCATCATAACCGGGGATGAGAGTGCAAAGGAACAGTTTATCGGACAGATGACTGTGATGTTGGTTCGTAAATATCCTCAGATAACTTATAATTGTCGCGTAAAGTGGGCTGAATGTACCTGGGAAATAAAAATGATTGAACCTCGTGACAACGAACTTACTTTAACCCTTAAAAAGTTGAATACATGATACAGGCTTCAGTTATTGACAAAGATAGCATACTGTACTTAGTCCGTAATCTTGAGGATTTTGAAAAGGACAAGGCCATTAAGAGCGGACTTCGCTCAGCGGTCAATCTCTTTCGTGTAAAAGGCCGTAGAAATCTACGTGTTAGGTTGTTGCATCATGGAAAACAAACCAACCATCTTATGAACTCTTTTACCAATCGGGTAAAACGGAATAAGCTTGGTGCTTTGGCTGGTTTTGATCGTCCGGGAGGTAATCATTCACATCTGGTGGATAGAGGAACCAAACGACGTTATACGAAGTCCGGTGCTTATCGTGGTATTATGCCAGATAACCAGTTTTGGACAGATGCAGAACATACAGAAGGTAACAGAGCCATGCAGGCCATTTATGAGGGTACACAAAAGGCAGTTCAACGAATAAATTCTCGTAGATAATGGACATGTTCAAGATAACCACTGAGGTAAGAGCTCTTTTGCTGGATAACCCCAATATTGTTTCTCTTATAGAGGATAAGATTTTCCCTGTTATAGCCCCAGAAAGTACAGAAGGTGATTTTATCACTTATCAGCGTGACGGATATAAACAGGTATATACTAAGTATGGGGTTGCAGACCAGATCCCTTATGTAAATGTCGTAGCTGTATCGGATGATTATAATCGCAATCAAGAGCTTGCAGTTTTAATTTATGACACTTTATCCGGCGACTTTCGGAATCCGGATATACACATACAACTTGAAGACTCTACAGAGGACTTCATTGATGGCAAATTTATTCAAATTTTACAATTTTCAATTCAGCAGAAATAATTATGGCAGAAAAGAAATTAGATTCAAGCGTAGACATCCACAGGGGTGAACTTATGCTTTTTATCGGGGAAGATCCGATAGCATTCGGATCAAGTGCAGGACTGGATATCAGTACAGAAGAACTGGATATCTCCAATAAGATGATGGGTGACTGGGCCGGTTCTCTTGCCGGAAAGAAGAGTTTCACCATTTCCAGCGAGTCACTTTTGACGCGTAAAGAAGGCGCAATGAGTTTTGATACCTTGCTTGCGAAGCAGATAGCGGGTGATCCTTTGGACTTCTTCTTTGGCAGTGCGAAAGCCGCGGATCAAGATAACTTCGGTGGCACTTTCACCAAAGATACCGCACAAACAAATTATACGGGAAAAGTGATTATCACTTCTTTGTCCATCAAATCGGATAACGGGCAGATTGTTTCGGTGAGCGCGTCTTTTAAAGGTGTGGGAGCTTTGACTCCGATAGAACCGGTTGCAGCGTGACACTGAGAATTCGTTAACAAATGCATAAGGCGGTCCTATGATGGCCGCCTTTTTTAATATGAATGAATAATGGACTTGAGCATATTTATCTTTTGTGCAGGTGTTGCACTTTTAATTTTAGTTCTTATTGCTGTGTGCGATATGAGTGTGGAAGGTCATAAAAGACCTGCCCCGTCTCGCATTCCTTGCCCGCCAAAATTGATTATGGCACCGGGAATGAAATACCAACGTCTTACCATTAAGGCAATCATACGCTGGGAACAGCTACGGGAAAAATCCTTTTCGCTGATGGATTACACGGATAAAGAAGATATAGAATCTTTGCTTTATGTCATGTATATCACCAGCGATAAGTCCAGGTATACATTTGAAGTATTCCGGCAAGTGCTGACAGACGAAAGGTTTATGAATGCCATGTCTTCCGATTTAGGAAAGATCATGGAAGTCGTGGCCCAATTTCAAAGAAAGATAACCACATCTGATGTCGGTAATTCCGAGGGTAGCCCTGAAAACATAGGTAAAATAGTTTCTACTTTGATAATGGCAGGACTGGACGCCCATTATGCATTGAATGAAATGGAATTATGCGATCTTCCTCTCTACTTGGAAGTATACGAACAAAAGAAAAAGGAGCAAATGGAAGAAAGCCGGATGTGGACCTATTTCACCATGTTACCTCACATCGATGCAAGGAAGATGAAAAACGGTGCCAAAGACTTAATTACTTTCCCATGGGAAGAAGAAGAGATGCGAAAAGAAGCCGAACGTGCCATCAAAGAAGATGCTGGCCGATTTGAAGAATTTATGAAAACTAAAAAAACAGACTATTATGGCAGGTAAATTATCATTCAGTATAGCGATCAATCTCTTAACTGAGCAGTTTAAGAAAGGCGCCAATCAAGTAAAATCCGCATTTGACGGAATGAAAAAGCAAATATTAGGATTTGCAACAGTATTAGGTCTTGGCGGGATGGGGCTTCGAAATTTTATTGAAGCTACCTCGGCATTTGAAGCATCTATAAGCAAATTATCAGCTATTCTCGGCACTACTCCTGACAAGATAAAGGATTTAACGGATAACGCCAAAAAGTTGGGAGAAACAACGAAATACACAGCGTCTGAGGCCGCTAACTTACAGATAGAATTAGCTAAGTTAGGCTTTACAAGGAATGAGATCCTATCGGCTACAGAATCAGTCCTGAAATTTGCGGAAGCTACTGACGCCGGACTGGCGGAAGCGGCTGCACTTGCTGGAGCATCCATAAGAATGTTCGGGGCTGAGGCTTCGGAGTCAAAGAGATATGTATCTGCAATGTCAATAGCAACCACTAAGAGTGCTTTGTCATTTGCCTATCTCCGGGATGCGTTGCCGACTGTTGGCCCGGTAGCTAAGGCTTTCAATTTCGAAATAGAAGATACTCTGGCCTTGCTCGGGAAATTGGCCGATTCTGGATTTGACGCTTCATCAGCCGCCACTGCCACACGTAACATCCTTCTTAACTTGGCAGATAGCGGAGGAAAGCTTGCTACTGCGTTGGGTGGGCCTGTGAAAACATTGCCGGAGCTTGTATCGGGCTTGCAGAAACTGAAAGATAAAGGTGTCGATCTAAACACTACCCTTCAGCTGACGGACAAAAGAAGCGTGGCAGCTTTCAACGCTTTTCTACAGTCGGCCGATAAGATAGCACCATTACGTGAGGCCATTACAGATGTGGAAGGTGATCTCAATCAGATGGCTTCTACGATGGGAGATAATGTAAAAGGAACCATGGCAGGGCTTGGGTCTGCATGGGAAGCCCTCATGATCAAGTTATCGGAAAGCACCAACGGACCATTGAAGGATATGATACAATGGTTCACCCAATTGCTGCGAGATATAAAGTCCGGTTTTTCCGGTCTGGTAGCATTCGTTATCACATTGATAAGTGGAAAGCTGATACAGGTTATTGGAGGTTTCTTCAAGACCCAATGGACCTTCATTACTACGACTGTCAACAAGGCAAAAATTGCTGAGGAACAAAAGTTGCTGCTTACTCAGAAGCGTATAGAAGCGGAAAAAATTCTGGAAGCTACTAAAACGGCTTATGAGACAACGGAAAATGGCAAGAGACTTGCAAGTAAATCTCAACTGGCAAAAGCGGAAAAGGCTCTTAATGCTGCATCATTAGCGGAGAAGAGGGCTATAGATGCAGCAAAGATTGCATCTGATAAAGCGGCTGCGTTACAAACAACTTCTATATGGGGAAAAACCGCCAATACGATTAAACTTGCTTGGGCAAAAGTCGCCATTACTTTGAAGTCTCTTTGGTCTACTGTCTGGCCAATGGCTCTAATCACGGCGATCGGTGTAGTAATTGGGAAGATAGTAAATATGCGCGAGGAGGCTAAACGTGTTAAGAATATTTTTTCCGAATACGAAAAAGAGTTGCAGAAGGCCGGGAATACTTCCGAAGTATCACGAATGCAGTCTCTCCTAAAGATAATGACCGATCGAAAAAGCAAGCAAGCGGAAATAAATTCGGCTCAAGCTGAGTTGAAAAAGATAGTTGATGGGGAAAAATTGACACAAGAAGAACTCGTTAAGAAAGTCAAAGAAAGAATTGCGTTGTTGAAAGAGGCTGCAATGGCAGAAGCTGCATTCGGTACAGTTGGAGAGTATACTGAGCGAAATGCTAAGTTAGCGGGTGATGCTGGATTGTCCGAAAAGGCGATGGGACGACTTGCTAAACTGTATGCCGGCAGAACGACATCTAAAGAGAATTACCATGCTTATCTTAGGGCGCAACGAGAAGAAGCCGAGAAGTCAGGAAACAGAGAGAATCTTAACTGGTATAAGATAGAAGATAAGTTCCCTGAATTCTATGAAAATTTAAAGGTTATTGATAATGCCATTAAAAGAGGAGGCGAACATTTAGCTCAAACTGTAACAGTACTTGATACGGACGATGACGATCCTGATGATGATCCCGAACAAACCAACCTTCAAAAGGCGGAGGAAGAATATCGAGCTTCTTTGCAAAAATATAAGAACCAACTCGAATCCGGGGCTATTACACAGAACAAGTATAATGAAGAAATAGATAAACTTAATTCAGATACGGTAGTCAAACTGGGCGGTATTTTGGGCAAGTCGGCTGATGCAAATGAGATATATGTATCGGCACTACTCGGCACATTAAATCCACGTGTGACGCAATCCGCGAAAGCACAAGCGGAGTTAAGTAGTGTGCAAGAAACATATACTAAAGCTACAGAACTTGCTAAGGTCAAATTAGACAAGAAACTAATTTCGGAAGATGAATATAGACAAGCGATCATTGATGCAGCCTTGGCGGCCGCTAATTCGGCTGTCTCCATTGAAAAGATAGGAGATGCTGCTGATAATTTCGTCAAGGAAATGCAGGGAGTGATTGGCGAGAATCTGCAGAAGAATTTCCAGATGCCTAAACTTCGCCAACGGGATACTACTTTTGATTATAAGAAAACTGAAACTGATAAACTTTCGGAAAAGGTTGATATATGGATTGAGTATAGGGATAATTTGCAAGAAAAACTCAATGGAGTAAAGGATAAGACGAGCGATTTGGCTAAGGAAATCCAGGACGAGTTGAATAACGCCATCCAGAATACCGATAATTTGGAGGATGCATTGAAATTAGCTCAAGTAAGAGAGGACATAAAATCATTCAGCAAAGAATTAAATGAGTCTTTATATTCCGGGGTTAAGGATATTGCCAGTAGCTCTGACCGGATGGTCAGTGCATTTGAAAATCTGCGTGATGTCATGAATGATGTCGATGCGTCCGGATGGGAACGTATCATGGCCGTTTGGAACACAATAACAAATACCATTGATGGGATTATGAGTATCTGCAAAACCATCGAAACGTTAACGGAACTGACTAACAAACTTGCTAAAGCAAAGGAAAAGGAGGAAGAAATAGATAAGAGGAAAATCGTAATCGATAATCTTACAACAAATACAAAGATTACAAATGATGTCAAAGAGGTAGTATCTGATACCACTACAGCTGAGGCCAAGAAGAACAATTCTAAAGGCGTGATTGTCGCTAACACGACAGAGGCGGCAACAGGAGCGGCAAAAAGTGTTGCAGGTATTCCAATCGTAGGGCTTGCATTAGCAGCCGGTGCGGTTGCCGCCATAATCGGGTTATTCGCTTCATTGCCAAAGTTTGCTCGTGGTGGTGTAATTACAGGCGGTCCAACATCAGGAGACAAGATTCTAGCCCGGGTAAATGCCGGGGAAATGATTCTCAATAGCGGACAGCAATCCCGTTTATTTGAGGCGATTAATTCCGGTCAATTGGGCGGGGGTAAGACGTTGTCATCTACGGTAACGACCAAAGTACGCTCCAAAGACCTTATTCTTACTATCAACAATGAGCTGAAATCACAAGGAAAAAAGCCAATATCATGAGTTACGGACTAATCTATACAGTGCCATTCGCTACGTTGGATAATATTCCATGCGTGGTAGAAATTGAAAAAGAAGATTATGTGGGCGCATCGACGGAGCTAACCGCCGGTGCCACTCCTTTCACCATAGACATAGACAGCGAGGAGTTTCTTTGCACACCTACCCGTTTTTCTACGGCAAAGTTACAGGTTGTGGGTAGCGATTATCTTCAATCCCTCTTCTCGACTGCTTACAAGGAATTCCGGGTGACGCTAAAGAAAAATGGTGTGATAACCTGGTGCGGTTTTGTTAAGCCGGAACTATATACTCAGGACTACACCTCTAAAACCTTTATGCTGGAATTAGAATGTATTTCGGCGATGTCTGTTTTGGAATTTATCGACTACACAATAGAGGGAGACAGTAAAGTATTCGTTTCCATCTGGCACTTATTACAACGTTGTATTGCCATCGCTGCCGGACAATATACCTCCGTTTATATTCCTCATGTTTATGCTTCCGGAAAAGCGGAGTATTCCACTACAGAGAATGTTCTTTCGGATATGATACTGAGCGAACAGGACTTTTTTGATGAAGATGATAAGCCGATGAAGTTTAAAGAAGTTCTGGAAGAGGTTTGCAAGTTCCTTAACTGGACATGTGTCGACTGGAAAGGTGATCTTTACTTTGTTGACGTGGACCATACCGGAACATATCACAAGTATGATATAATATTGGAAGAGAAAACCGACAGCTGGCTCAATGAACTACGCATACAGGATATCGGTTTTGCCGGAGCCAATCATTCGCTGGATGTCCTTCCCGGATATAATAAAGTGACCGTGAAATGTAGCAATTATCCGGTAGAAAGCCTGATCCCGGATTTATTTGATCCTTCATTGCTGAATCCCTTGATTAAAGACAGCCCATTCTATCGAATGATAGAAGGTGACAAATATTCATATTTCGCCAAGTTCTACACAAATAAGAGATTCAACAACCTGTTTAGCGACAAAGATTCATTGCAGCAAATAAATGTAGATCTGGAACCGTTGGGAAGTAATGCGGATAATGCTATTATAGACAATATCGGGTCACTGATAAGCAAGCAGGCGAAATATAAATGGGCGGACGGAAAGCCCTCGACCTTGAGTTTTGATGACATCTTAATCATCGGCATGGGGTTAAGCAATAAAAATTATGCGTCTCTGGATGATTTGACGTTTTTTCTTCAGAAGGACATTCCAGTTCTACAGATAAATCCCGATTACCTTGTGGATACTGTCATCTCTCCGGGCGATGATGGTATCATTGGCTACCTGTTACTGAGTGGAGAGTATTTCCAGTCCGATTCATTGTATACGGATCCATCTAAAGCTGGAGATGGAAACTGGAATAATACCGCCGGAGATAATTGCTGCAAATTCAAATTAAAGATTGGTAACAAGTATTGGAATGGCAGGAAATGGATTGAAGAAGAGACAAGGTTTATCATAAGATGTGGCGGATATAACAAGTCTAAGATATGGTATGACTGGAACAGTTTTGAAAACAATGTAACCTATGAGATGAATATTGATTCGGAGGGTTATGCTATTCCTATCAAGAAGGAAGATCACCTGTTAGGTAAGATCGAACTGACTGTATTGCGACCGGCACCAAACAACTACGGAGAAGGTGGCCGGATCAAGAGATATCCCTACTATACTTTCATGCGTAATCTGAAACTTCAATTATTTAAAGGTACACCAGAGTTGGACGGGGAAGATAACGACTCTGACCGCACTTACGAAAACGTCCTGAACGAGAATTACATCAATGAGCTGGACGAGATAGAATTTAAAATATCGTCCTACAATGAAGATGGAGCATGTTACAGTAAAGTTATGTTAGGTGATGATTACTTGACGGATAACCTGTATAACTGCATTCTCGACGATGCCATCCGTCCGGAGGAAATGATGATTACCCGCTGCATTAATCATTATAGTGCCACCCGTATTAAGCTTACCCAGGAAATAAAAGAGCGTGCGGATTTAACACCGATAACGAGATTGTCCGACACTTTTTTGGTTGGTAAGAAATTCATCTGCACAGGAGGTTCAATAGACTGTAAGATGAACCGCTTTGAATGTATAATGATTGAAGTATAATGAAGAAAGTATCTATAGTATCATCTACTGCACCGGCAAAGCCCAGATCGGATAAATATCCGGTCGGCGCTTCCGTTACGCGTACATCTTCCGGTACTACGGTTGTTAATCAGGGCGGCGGAGAAAGTATTGATATTGTTAAAAAGGATGACATAAAGTCCTTTACAGACAAGAATGTACTTTCTTCTCTTCGATCAGTAGCTGAGTTTATCAGTAAGAAAGATGATAGCCAGATATCGGCAATCGTTGACTTTTTGAAGGGGTTGAAAATTGATGGCAATCTGATCAATCGCTTATTGCTGCAAAATACCGAGGTAGAGAACGTCGACGATACGGATGTAATGTCAGCATTGCGGGTATTGGCTGAGATTGCGGCCAATAATGAAGTACTGAAAAATATGTTCCTCCGTAAAGACAAAGTAGATAGTACAGATTATCTATTACGTCTTTTTGGAGGTGCTGTCGTCGAGAATGGCTTAATCGTCCGTCTTCCGAAGCAAGACACCCCGGCCGCTTTAATGTCTTGTTTGCTTGAAGAGAATGAGGACGCAATTGCTGAAGAGGACGAGGACGCTTTGATGGAAATCGCTCCGGCAGAAATTTCCGATTTATCATTCGGTGGTCTTAGTAACGTGAATTCCTCCGTAGATAGTGCTCCGGTAGGCTCGCTTCCGGTTAAGGGTGAAAATGAGTGGAGTTACATCGCACCTACATTATATGCTGGAGTTGTTGATGCGGATAATATGCTGGTTCCTGTTTTTGACCGCAGGACACAGACTATGGCGTTTATTCCCATATCAGCTATCCGGGGAGGTGTAACCCCACCTCCAACCGGCTTCCCTTATACCTTCTCTTTTGCATTAAGATAATTCTAAAAAATAA